AAAGTCTCTAAATTAATATTCATTTATATATATATATAAAAAAAATATATAACAATTCCACCTATATTATAATATAGAAATTTTTTTGAGTTAAGTATAATAAGTTTAAAGAATATTATTCTAATAATTTTAATCTTTAATTATGTCACTTTACGACATGTACTTTTCAAAGAAAAACAAAAATTACATGTATGAAACAATTTCTAAATTGATACAAGAAGAGATTGGCTTTGATATATCTCATTCAAGTCACCATATTGAAATATATAGAAGAAATTATCCCTTAATCTTTCATAATATAAATACAGATGAACTATCTGTATTAAATAAGGAACTTATAAATCACATGGGTGATATATATTTAAAAGATTTTAAGGGAGGGGGGGATATTATTCCAAATACACCTAAAATCATTGATAAAGAGAATACACCGAAACCGGAACAAAAATTACAAGGGAAGAAATTTAAAAATTATACAATTCATTCAAGTCATAGAAACTCTAATTCATTAAACCGATACAATTTTAATATCAATGTAGATTTTAGTGAATTTAATCCTAAAAAGATAACTCTTATTAAAGAAGATAATAATTTGTTTTCAAACCCCTCAATTATAGTTCAGTTTAATGAAACAGATAATTTACAATTCTCATTAAAAGAAACCAAATCATTCAACGATAAAGAATATTACACATATGAATGTATTACTGAAGATACTATTCAGTGTAAAGATATATTAAATATCAAAATATTAAATTATTTAATGATGACGCCATTAGAGAACAGAGATATTTATAAGATAAACATGATAAAACCGATAAAACATAATGACAAAGATTATCTATGTTTACAGATAGATAATCGTGATATTCGCGAAAATGATGAATTAGGTTTATTAAGTAATAATAAAATCGTAAAAAGTTTATTTGTTAAAAAATGTGTTCAAAATTATATTTTAACGAATCTAGAAAAGATTGATCATACTAAAGAATATTCATGTTTGCAATGTAATAAAAATATTGAAATATCTGGTTCTATATTTTAATGAATATTATAATTCACAATTTAAATCAGGTCTTTTATCTGAATCTAAAAAACAATCAGCATAAGATTCACATTCACTTGGACATGCTTTGTGATATTCATCTGATTCAAGAATTAATATACTGTCTATATTATTTGAATTCGGGTCATAAAAGCAAGAAGTGCATTTAGAACCAATATCGAAATATTTCGCTTGCTTTTTAATATTATCTATAACATTTCTTATTGAGTCTACATCACCGTTAATATTTTGAATGCTATCGTAAATTTCTAAATAATTATATTCATCACTGTCTTCAAAATCTATTCCTCTAGAAGATAAATCATCGCCCACATCTTGTCTTTTTTTTATTGTCACAGATATAGGTGATGTATCGCATTCAACCAAGCAAGCGTCGTTAGCTAATCTACCATCATCCCCAACCAAAGAACAATCATCTTTGTCTAAAATATGATGACATTTCTTATTACCAGATTTCCATGTAGAATCGCTCTTATATAATTCAGCTTGATAATAACCACTCATAACGTCTTGTGGTGCTGTTAATGTGGAAAATTCATATTCTGATGGAACTAACGGATTTCTCACCCCTTCTTTATTATTAAACAATAACAATAACAATAATAAAAATGAAAACAATATGAATAATTCTTTATTCATAAACTTAAATAAACGTAGATAAAAATAATTATTAAATATTAATGAGCATTAATAAGCAAAAGATGCCAATGAATGCGTGTAAGGATTATCTTTGAATGGGTCTAACATTACAGGGTCTAATCTATCTGATAATTTCACATTATCAAGGGTATCCTTCTCTTGTGTATATTTACAAGTATTATCCGTCAGTATTTCTTGATATACCTTATCTAAATTATTAATTCTTGGATTGAAATAATCGCTTTCAATCTTCTTAATATCCACATTTAATATATCTACACCGGTTGACAACTTAGTATTTACAGGTGTGGGTTCTCTACCTTGTGAAATAATTTCTTTATTTGGATTCAAGTCGGCTCTGTAAAATTTATCATTCGACATAGAACCGGGTAAATATGAACCAGCATTACCATTGTATTCATAATTAGTAGTTTGTTTTTTAGTTGCTCTCACTGAATCTTGCAATCTTTCTTCTGGTACTGTAGTGATTGAAGAACCTACGAATCCATTCCTACTATTATCTAATGTTGTTTGTTTAACCGTTGGTCTTACACTATCATATAATCTTTCGGTTTCACCTTGGAATACAGATTTAATATTACCTTCATAAGTTCTTTCTTCGGTGATTTCTCTTTCATTCGGGTAAGCAAAATAACTACCTTTATTATGGTCATCATCTATAGCTTTATCCTCTAAATTCATGTTACGATTACTGTCAATGTTTAATTGCTGATTTGTAGACCTCTTGAAATTAGGACGACTTTCACTTGGATTAAAATTAACTGCTCCGGCAGGTCCCATCTTACCCTCATTGAAATATGCCCTATTTGTTTCTTTAACTACTTCCTCTGGTTGAATCATGGGTGCTTCAATTGCTCCGGTAGTAACTAACCATCTATCTGCAGTATTAACATAATCAGCATCAGGTTTATGTTGAAATACTTCTCCCTCAAGACCACGATGATCAACGCCTTTCCCACCTAATATCTTACCACCATAACTTTCTTTCATGTTATTTAAGGTTCTTATCGCATCTACAGAGTTTCTCTGAGCATAAGCTAAATCAATATCACCATTAACTTCACTCTTATCATCTATAGGGGCAACCATCTCTTGTTCAAAGGGTAATTCATTTCTTCTTTCTGTACTACCAATATACCTAGATTGATCTGCTCTCGCTCCATCAAACTGATTACCAAATACATTTCCCAAATCCTTTTGTAATTCAAAGAATTGTCCAATTTCTCTTTTAGGTGGTCTAAAAGCCTGGCTACCGCCCTGATGATTCATCAGTGCTTGATTATCACCATAATTAATATTTGCTGGACCACTCCCAGAGAAAAAAGGTTCCGATTTAATACCTTGATCGTTCACTAAAAAATCGTCTTTTGATATTTCTACACCCGAAATTGACTTAATACTATCACTAAATACATCTTTATTTCTCAATGTGTTTCTACCACCCATATTTAAACTATCAATAACTTTACTATCACCTTGCATTGCTAATTTGTGTTGCTTACTCACTAAATCAATCTCGTAATTTTTTGAATCTGCGTAATTCGCCTGATCATATACTGAATTACCCGAACCTTGAATTATAGGTGGTTGAACTTCAGAATAAACTGTATGTTTATCATCTTTATCTTTATTCATTAAATATCCAATACCCATTAAACCTAATAAGACCACTGATTCCATAATATAATTTACAATATATATTATTTTATTAAATTTTTAATTTAATTTATTCTGTATAGCGATTTTAATTCTTTAGGTAAATTTTTATCATTGAAATATGAAATCATTTTATCATTAAAATACCCCATAAGCTTGAAATGACAATTATTTTCATAGATTAAGAAAATACTATCATGGATCTTATTGTAATCATTTAATGTATTATAAACACTGAAATCATTATTATAAGTATTACAATTCAAGATAAATATATTACATTTTAGTATGTCCATTAAAACCTGAAGTAAAATATAATCACCCCAATACTCGTGTCCCGAAGTAGATATCTTTTGCTTAAAATCTTCTAATGAATTAATTTTATAAGGATCCCAATCTTCACTAAAATCATCGGCATCTTTCATGATTCTATAATATCCTATAATCATGTCATATTGTTCTTCAGTTAAATTTTCTGATATCATATTTCTAATATCATCTGAATTATAAATTATATCATTATCTCTTTCTTTTTCATTTAATGCGTTCGCAATACAATGAAAGAAACAATCTCCATCACTCTCACAATCTAGTATACCATATCTTGAATTTTTTTCTTTATTGTTATTTAATCGATTTAATCTTATAATCCAACTTTTATGTATTTTCTCCCACCCATATTCATTTAATATATGATGCCAATTATTACATTTAATCCGCTTAAATACTTCTCCTATTTTATATTCCATAATTTCATTTCTTATACGGATATTATCGGTTAAATAGTAATCATTATCCATGATTAATTTAATTCAAGATATTTATTAATATATAATTTATCAAATTTTTAAATCTATATACTATATATTAATGAAAGACGAAATAAAAAACATTTTAGAAAAACTTGCTTGTATTGATATCAAAATTGTTATATTCATAATATTGCTTCTTTTAGTGGGATTTTACGGATATCTTAAATATGCAAAAGAGGAAGATTGTCAGTGTGGTGCCAAATAACAACTTTTTAAAAATATTTTATATTATAATTTATAAATAATGGTGAAAAGAAGAAATAAAAATAAAAAGGAGAAAAGGAAAGGCGGAGGATGGAAAGAAGTTAGAGACATGTATGACCCAATTCACAAAGAACTACCATCAGACCCAGAACCATTACCAGAACCTCCTTCAGTAAAAAATGTATCCGTGCCTCATAGAAAGAGTCCACGCTCCCGTCTGCCCAGCGACACGCACACCATTAAACCGACTAAATGGACTGATATTGAACCTGGAAAGATGACACTCAAAAATATCTCTAATCTAGTTGAAGATAATGATGTTACTGTAGATACCAACCCGGATGAAGTAGTTATCAGAGAGGAGTCAAAAAGAAATTCGGATAGAGTACCAGACTGGGCCAAATCCAATCCTTACAGTCTAAAACTGAGTAGGAATAAACGAGGTGGGTCCAGAAGAAAATATAAATCGTCTAAAAAGAAACAAAAGCACAAATCGTCCAAAAGACGCAAATCAAATAAGCGGAGATATACTAAATCGAGTAAGCGTAAATATTCTAAAAGACTCTAATCATTCTTCCATTTCTGACCACAATGATTGCAAATATAAATATACTTCATCTTATCATCATCATATTTAATATATGTTACTGAACTAGGTTTATCGCTTGTATTACAAATACATTCGGGATTTGTACATTTTAGATTGCTATTTCCTTCTATCTTTGGTAAGGTAATATCGTGTGTAATATATGGATTATGATTAATATACTCGGATTTATCATAATCTCTAAAATCCATTGAATATATACAATTATCTTTCCCGGTAAATGGTTCACTTTTTTCACATGCTTTACAGTGATGAATTAACTGTTTTTCTTTATCCAAATATAAATAAGTCATGTTTTGACATTCCCCGCAAAAATGAATTTCTGAATCGTCCATTATATATATATTATAGTAATCTATAATCTTTAATATAAATCAAATTTATAAACTATTTAACTTTTGTGTTAACTCTTGTTTCAATGAATTATAATCAATTACCATCAATAGATTATAAATATTAATAGAAGCCTTTATAGTTTTAGGATTCTTTTCATATAAATCATTTATTTTAGTTAATATAGTTTCTTTTTCTTTCTTAAGATGTTCTGTAATAACATCATTAAATGATTCAAATAATGGATGAATACTAAATCCATTATTCTTAACTAAATGATTAAAAGTATCATATTCAACCATTTGATTATATGTATCATTTCTTTTACCCCTTTCATTTTCAAACCCTGGTTCATTGTGTAATGGATTATTACATAGTAGTGATTGAATTGAGAGTAAAACAGATCCAATATCCATTACCGTAGTCCATTTGGGACCGGACCATGTATTAATCGCAGAAAGACATACTTTACCAATATAATTATCATGCGATCTCCCTACATATAAATTGGGATGAATTCTGTAGCGACTATGTGATAAATATCCTACTTTGGGAGGAGAATAAGGATAATTATTTGGAAACTCTATGATAAAATACAGTATACCATTTTCATATGGGGTATCTTTAGGTCCTATAATAATAGCGGTTGCTTTCATAATATTTTCTTCATTGAAATTAACATGAATACCCAATTCAGATAAATTCATCTTTTCGATCTGTCTCATGTCTTTATTTACAATGCGTTTCATGGCTTCTTTTGACATTTTAATGATTATATAATTTTATTCTTAAAATCATTTTAAATACCTGTTTAATTTTGTAGAAAATTAAAAATTTGATTATTTATTATTTTTTCAAATTAAAGAGACAGAAACCCAGTATATAATAGATTGAAATTTGATAAATCCGCTAAAGTAAATTTAATTAAAGAAAAAAATATAAAGAAATCATTATTTGAGAATGGAAGTAATTCAAGCATTTCTAAATAACTTTGCTGTTAAAAAAGATACAGATGGAAAACCCATTACTCATACAGGTATGCCACCTTTCCCTGGAAAGTGGTCTATCCCTGAAAAGAAACTTCCTAAATTTTATAAATTAATCTCCGAATGTTACGCAAAGGGTTCACTCCATATTCCAATTGTAGAGAAGATGAGAGAAAATTTCCCTTTTGTAATTGATATTGATCTTAAATATAAATCTGAGTTTACAGAAAGACAATATAATAGCGATAATATTGAAAAACTCTTAGAGTATTTATGGTCCAAAATAGACACGTGTGTCGAAGACGCGAAAGACAAGAACACGGTATTCCTTATGGAAAAGACGAAACCCTATCCATGCAATAAGGGAGAATACAAAACAAAGGATGGAATTCATCTCGGATTCCCAGATATAATCATTGAAAAGTCGGTTTACAAGAAGTTAATCTCAATTATTCAAAGTGAAGATAAGATTCAAAGTATTTTCAATGAAGGATGCGAAGTTGGTCCCGATAACGATACAAAGGGTATCTTAGATAGCTCATTTTCATCATGGCAGCTATATGGTTGTGGTAAGCAGGGGGAAACCCCCTATATCGTGACTAAGGTATATAAGTTTGCTGAAGATGGTTACCCCGAAGAATTAGAACAGGAGATATTTGATGAATATTACACTGATATGAAAACAATTCTTAATAAAATGACAATGTGTTATCTTAAAGATGATAATGTATCTTATAAAGACGATTTTATGAAAACACTTAAAGTGAAAAAGAGTACTAGTAGTAGCAGTAGCATGTCTAGCAGCATGAAAAACGACGATGATATCTACGGAAACTGTTACTATGTTGATAACAATAATGTACTTAATCCATTCAAACTAGTAGAAGAAGAAGAATTAAAATTAGTCAAGGGGTTGGTTGGTTGTCTTTCAGTAGAAAGAGCGAGTGATTATGGTTCGTGGTTAAGAACAGGGGCTGGATTACACAACATTAATAAGGACGCGCTATTAGATACATGGCAAGAATTTAGTATGAAATATCCATCGTTTGCCGATGGATCGTCAAAACGTGATTGTAAATACAAATGGAAATCATTTGATAATTATGAAGGAGCTAAGAGAGGTATTGCGTCCTTAAAGCGTGAAGCTGAATTAGATAATCCAGTGATGTATGAAAAAGTTATGAATGAAAGTTTAAAAACACATGTAGAAAAGTCTGTTCGGGGTGGTGCTGATGCGGATTATCTAGTAGCGAAAGTTATCTATGAAAGATATAAGGATGAATTTATTTCGGTGAATGTGAAGGATGAATGGTTTCATTTTAATGGCCAAAAGTGGGAAAGAACATTAGAAGGGACCAATCTCAAAAATAAGATCCATAATGAAATATATAATCTATATTACGAATATCAATCTTATTATCATGATAAAAAACAAGAAGAAATTCAAAGGATGCAATTAGATGGAGAAGATCCCAGCGAAGTGATGGAAGGTAAGAGTGGGTATGGTAAGCTTCTCAAAAATATAATGAATATTCAAATGAAACTTTTACAAGGTAATTATGTTAATGGTGTCATGAAGAATCTTAGAGATATGTTTTACAAGAAGGAAATCATGGAAAAGTTTGATACCGATACGAGTCTATTAGGTTTTGATAATGGAGTTTATGATCTCAAGAATAATGAATTTAGGGAAGGTAGACCCGAAGATTATATTACAATGACTACCAAAGTTTCTATGCCAGTAAAACCGGAACAAATGCCTATTAAACTCGATGACATGTTAGAATCTTTTCACAGCTCTGATGTGAATGCTTTCCCCGAGATGCGAAACTATGGTAGATTCTATGATGATATGAATGATTTCATTGATAAAATTGTTCCAATTCCGGCAGTTAAGAATTACACTCTTAGATTCTTATCAAAGTGTTTATCTGGTGAGAATAGGGATGAAGGATTTTATATTTGGACCGGTACGGGTGGTAATGGTAAGTCAAAGCTTATTGATCTGATGTCTATGTGTATGGGAGATTACGCATGTAATTTACCTATTGCCCTATTAACTCAGAAGCGTAAATCATCTGGTGCGGCTAGTCCTGAGATGGCTGTCACAAAGGGTAAGCGTTTGGCAGTGATGCAAGAGCCAGATGTTAATGAAACACTGAATGTTGGTCAGATGAAAGAAATTACAGGCAATGATAAAATTTCAGCAAGAGGTTTATACAAGGAACCGTTTGAATTTACTCCTCAATTCAAACTGATTTGTATGTGTAATGATTTACCTCATATTCCATCAAATGATGATGGTACATGGAGAAGGTTAGAAGTCGTTGATTTCATTGCCCGATTTGTGGATTATCAGAATGAAGTTGATGAAGAGAAACATCGTTATCTTAAGGATAAGGGTATCAAAAATAAGATTCCGATGTGGGTTATTCCTTTCTTAGCGATTATCCTACCTCATTGGAGAGACTATGATCAGCATGGGATTGATATTCCGGATGAGGTCAAAGCAAAGACAAGAGAATATCGTGGAAATAATGATATGGTCGGTCAGTGGATTGAACAAAATTGTGTTGAAGCAGATAATATCTTAGCAACCGATGGTATTATGGAACTTGCTCCAACGGATTTCGAGACTTTATATGATAACTTCGTTGAGTGGTGTGGTGAAGAAGAAATCACAAATAGACCAGACAGGAAGGGTGTCAAGGCGGCTCTCAAGAAGTGGCAGGAGAAGTCTCGACATGGTCTATCTTATGCTTCTAAGAAGTCTGAAGCAGAGGGTATGCCTAATGGCTATGAAAAGGCCATGAAGTATAACCTCAAGATTGTGTAAATTAATATCATAATTATTCATCATAGGGATCACCACAATTCGTATTTTTACCTTGCATGTTGGCGCACGTGATTAATTTATCCCAGCAGCTGTATGGCTTCCCATCCCATTCACACCAACCTGTATTCAACCCTTCAACACGATTACATCCACAATTATTCATAAAAAAGATAAATAATA